CTTGTAAACTTTGCCCTTTGACCTGTCAACGTCTCTTTTTCCTGGTGGACGCGCTAGGAGCACATCGTCAGCTCCGCCACCAGGGGGCGGCTCTTCACCTGCTTCAGCAGCCGGCTCAGCGGGAGCGTCAGGTGCGCCGGCCACTTCTTCATCAGTGAAAGTTTCTTCACCTCCTGCCGGCTCATCGCCGCCAAGAGCGCCTAGATCGCCTCCACCTCCGCCGGTGGCTGCTGCGGCATCTTCTGCCACTCTCTCTAATGCAGCGTCGTGCTTGCGATCGTAGAACATCTCTCTTTGTGTTCTTTCAAACTCCTCTGTCGACAAGCCAAAGATCCTATCAGAAATCCATTGACGGCTAAAGAAGCCTTCGGTTGCAGCTGACGCGGCTGTAAACTTAGTTTGCCAATGCTCCAGCTCCTGCAGCTCAGCTAACCTAGAGGGGTTGTTTAATGCCAGGTTAAAATTAACTAAATCATTTCCACGATAGCCCAAAGTAAACAAATGAATAATACCAATTTTTTCAAGCTCAGAAACAAGTGACCTTTGCAGCCTTTGAATTGTTCTGGCAAATCTAATATCTTTCTGCGCTAAAGTAGTCTTGTCTTCATCTGCGCCTTCGGCGCGTGACAAATATGACGCCGGCACTTTCAAAGCACTAAAAAGCTTGTCTCTTAAATACTTAATATCGTCAATATCGCCAGTATATGAACCACCAGGTAATGACTCAATCCTAGAGTTTGTATCACCACGAACTGGGATAAAATAATCCTCTTCAATACTCAGTGGATTATATCGAAGATCAACACGACCAGTGTCTACGTCAATAACTTGATTTCTTTTCATTTGAGTCGTTACTTTTTGAACATACTGCTCTATGTCTTCTGGCGGTATGTTGCCCACATCAATATAAAACACTCTTCGCTCTGGAGATCTGACAATTCTATATGCCATTACAGCGTCCTCTAGCAGCGTTAATTGGCGCCAGATTCTTCTGGCTGAATCCAGCACAGAAGTTCCATACGGTGCATGCTTGTCGTTACCTAAAATTCTAAAATGTGCAATTTGCCAGTTTTCAAGGGTCAACCCAGCTGTATTCCACTGGTATTGAACATAATTTGGATTGGACTTGTCTTCTCCCTCTAACCTCTCTAGCTCAGTTAGAGGTAAGCCCATGGCATTTTTTACACCGACCTCTTCATCGATATCTAAATAAAGAAAAAAGTCTCCATACTTACACATAGTCCTAGCCCAGCCAAATAAGTTGAACTTGATGTTCAAAATATTGTGGTATAAAATCTCTAAAACTGATTTTATTTCTTGATTTGTACAATTTATTGTTAACAAAGGAGACAATTCACTTGAAGTGGTCATCTCATCAGCGTAAATATCCAAACTTGAAGCAATTTCTGGCGTGAATTCCATCTGGTCAAAGTCAACATATCTCTCAGCTCTATTCTGTTGCGCATAAAAGTCTGCGCCTAGAATTGAATCATAAGCGCTGTATCTGCTTTGCTTAAATTCCTGGCCGCTGCTAGATCTTATTATTGCTTTATAATTATCTAGTTTTCTTTTTCTAAGCTTTCTGTAGTGCTGGCGCCTAAAACCTACAACAGGGCCAGACAGCAGCCTTGTAAGCTGTCTAAAAAGTGCACTATCTCTATTTCTATCGCTTTTGCTTGATTTCGCCATTTATTAACCCTTGTATAACCACAAAAAGTCGTCAACCATTGATTTATGTTTTTCTAATTTTCTACGCTCTAAAACTTCTTTATATCCTGGCATGCCGCTAATGCTGGTATTGAACCCTGTGCCTGATTTACTCATTGTATTGAGAAAAGCTTTTTTGTAAGCAATATCTCTTTTATTGATTTCAAAAGCAACGTCTTTA